TTTTAGGAGAAGTATCTGGTGCTCTTGTAACTTTAGCCGGTGCTATTTGGTCGGTAGTGAGTAAAAAATAATGAAAAATTTTTTTAAAAACATGTTTTCTAATAGCCAAGGTACCTCGCACAAACGTGTGCTTGGTACCATTGGTTTTATTTCCTTAGTAGTATTTTTATTTACTTGTAAGGAACCCCATAAAGAAGAAGCAATTTCTGCAATAGAATATTTAACAATAGCAACTGTGTTCGGAACAGTTGTAGAAAAGTTTGCACCAAAAAATAAAGAAACCAATGGCGACACTACCGAAAATAACGCAGGTTAGTTTTCCTGAAAATCAGTATTATAAAACTCAATTTCCAAAAAAACAAATTTATCTTCACCACACTGCTGGGAATGCTGATGCTAAAAATACATTTTTGTTTTGGCAAAGTGACTCTCAAAGAATAGGAACTTGTGTTTCCATTTCAGGTAAAGGTAAAAATACAACTGATGGTGAAATAGTACAAGGTTATTCATCTAAGTTTTGGGCTTATCATTTGGGAGTTAAAACTAAGTACTTTCAAGCAATGAAATTACCATATAAAGAATTAGATAAGCATTCTATTGGTATTGAAATTTGTAATTGGGGTCAATTAACTCTTAAAGATGGTAAATTTTATAATTATGTAAAACGTGAAGTAGATGCTAAAGAGGTATGTGAATTAAGCACTCCATTTAGAGGTTACAAATATTACCACAATTATACAGATGCTCAAATAGAATCTACAAGACAATTATTATTATATTGGGGTGAATTATATAATATTCCTTTAACTTATAATAAAGATATTTGGGATTTAACTCCTAGAGCATATAAAGGAGAAGCAGGAATATTTACACACTGTTCAGTTAGACCTGATAAAGTAGATATCTATCCTCATCCTAAGATGATTGAGATGTTAAAGTCACTATAAGCGCATATATTTATTATCACAAAATTTGCGCGTGGTTCTGCGATCTCATATCGGTCGTTTAATATAAGCGCTATAAAAAAGTTATATACGATATTTATGCGCGTGGATGCAGATAAAATATTTGGATTGTTTAATGGTGAAGAACCTAATTCTTTACCTGAAAAAGCTAAGATGGCTGATGCTTTATTAGACTTTAAAGAACACCCTTTATTCTGGGTAGGTATGTTTAAGAAACTTATTCATAACCATAAAACATTTAATAGAAAGGTAATGAATTTCTTCTCCCAGATGGATGAGGAATTAGATCTTTATGATGTGGAACAAGCCGGAGAGTTTGTAGTTTATAATAGAGCTTGGTTTTGGATTTCAAAAATCGATATTCAAATTTCCTCTCATCAAGATTCTTTATTACATTATGCCGATGAGTATCTTCTTACTTATGTAAGATTCGCTATTTCGTATTTTGAAGAACTTGAAGAATATGAAAAGTGTGCGCAGCTTGTAAAAATCCAAAATTTTCTTAAGGAATTGTTAAACTAAGCTTGGCACCCCAGAATTTATATATTATATTGGGGATACGAGAGAAAAAGAAAATAAAGAATGTTATGAAAAACAGAGAGATTATAATGAGACGGTTGGAACGAGCCGAGGGAGAAGTTGAGAAACTACATCTATTCCTAAATCGTGGTGGTTCAAGAGAACAAGTAGAAGAGGTATTAATTACACTCCGTGAAGCTATCGATGATGCTAAAGTATTTATTCAACAAGAACCTTTAGGTCCCGGAGAAATAAATCGTTTTTAATTATGCAATTAATAGCAGAACAAATTCAACAAAATTGGTTGGATTTCATTGGTTTTATTGATGACCATATTTCCGAACCACGTAAAACATTACTTAAAGCATTTTATGAAAAATATGAAGACCGCATTATTTTGATGCCGGCTGCTCATAAAAAAGAATATCATAATGCTTTTCCTGGAGGGTATATTGAACATATTAATCGTGTTGTAACTTGTGCTCTTCATCTTCATAAATTGTGGGGAGACATGGGTGCTGATTTAGATACATTTACTAAAGAAGAACTAGTATTCTCTGCTTTAAATCATGACCTGGGTAAAATGGGTTCTGAGGAAGAAGAATCATACGTCCCTCAAACTGATCAATGGCGTAAAGATAAACTTGGTGAAGACTATATGTTTAATACCAAAGTCCCATTTGCATCTGTTCCTGATCGAGGTCTATATCTACTCCAGGCACATAACATTAGATATTCATTTAATGAAATGATAGCAATTCAAACACACGATGGTTTATATGATGAAGGTAATAAAAAATACCTTATGGCTTTTATGCCCGAACAAAAACCACGTACTTCCCTCCCATTTATAGTACACCAGGCCGATTTGATGGCTGCACGTATTGAGTTTGAACGTGAATGGTTACCTAAATTACAAGGTAACTTGGATACTAAGAAAAAAGGTTTTACATTGGAGTCAAATAAAAAACAACCTTCAAAAGATAGTAAACAAACTAAAGCATTAGGTTCACTAAAAAATGAAGGTCTTAAAAATTTATTAGATAATTTATGATAGGACTTACAATAATTTTAGGTATATTGGTCGTGATCCTTGGATACACGACCTTTAACCTCTTACGCAAAAATGAAAAACAGGAAGATATCCTTGCAGGATATATGACCTATTTAAATAAAATTTCCCAAACTATAGAAGCCGCCGATAAAAAAATCCAAGAAATAGATATTAAAGGTAGCTTCAAATCAGATGATGAAGTAGGATTTTTCTTCCAACAGATACAAAGCATTCAGACTATCCTAAATACTTTCATCATTAAGAATGTTGAAAAGTAATGGAAGTTGTAGTAAAGAAAAAGAAAAAAGGGGTACAATACTTTACCCAAGATACTGAAGATGCTATTGTATTATACAATCATACTGAAGATTCCGAAGAAAGAAGTAGAATTTATAGAAAAAGAATTCACTACGGATTTTTTAAATTAACAGAAAATATTATTCATACTTTTAAATTCTATTATACAGAAGTAGATAATATTGAAGATTTACAACACGAAGTAATTACATTCCTTCTTTCTAAAATTCATCTATATGATCAATCAAAAGGTGCAAAAGCATATTCTTATTTTGGAACAATTGCAAAACGTTATTTAATCCTTTCCAACCAGAAAAATTATAAAAAACGTGTTGATACAGCTCCAATTGAAGTTTTAGAAGAAGATGAAAATCATTCTTACAACATTGATGAAGGTTCATATGATGAAAAATTATCTCAATTTATAGATGAATTTACTCATTATTGTACTGAAAATATTTTTGAGATTTTCCCAAAAGATTATGATGCTCAAATAGCAGATGCAATTCTAGAATTATTCCGTAAACGAGAAAATTTAGATGTATTTAATAAAAAAGCACTTTACATTTATATCCGTGAACAAGTTGATGTAAAGACACCCAAAATAACTAAAATAGCTAATCAGCTTTACGATATCTTTAAAGAAAACTATGTCTTTTATTTAGAACACGGATATACAAATTTCTAGTTTCAATATTTATTAGAAACAAAATTGTATATTTATGTCACAATTTGATAGTGTAATATTTGGTAAGAAAAAATTTTCCGACATCCTGGAGGAAATTTATAATAACCAACAGAAAAAAGATAAACAAGTTACAGCTCTTATAAATGAGTTAAAACCACTTATTTCAGAAATTGGTGATGCTACTCTTGTAGTTCCCTTAATTAAAGAATATATGGAAATAAGTGTTAAAAATGATGACTTGTTAATTAAAATGGCAGCGTTAGCTCAACGTGCTATGCAAACCCAAACAGTAGATGGTGCTTTAACTATTTCTGATGAAGAAAAAGAACAATTACTTTCTGCTATGAATGAGCTAAAAGGAGAAAAATAATGGCAGGATATGCAGAATATGGTTTAGCAGCACAGGCCGCGCAAAATCAAAGTTATTTTGATCAAGCAGGCCAATTTACTATCCAACCAGTAAGAGTTCGCTTTACCTTTTTAGATCCTGAAGCTATAAAAAATGAATATCCTAAATTATTTGATAAGTATGGAGCTTATGATACTTTAGGAGGAATTTTATTTGAACCATTTACAAATCCTATTGTCCCTACAAGTGATGTATTTGAAGATAATTTAGTTTTTAATTATAATTTTGCTAAACCTTTATTTCCAAATATAAGACATGTTCCTTTATTGAATGAAATTACATATGTTGTTTCCTTTCCTTCAACAAGAACACAAGATCCAAGAAACGTAGATTTAAACCAAACAGATTATTACTATTTTCAACCTATTAATCTTTGGAATACTTCACATCAAAATGCATTCCCCGATCCATTAATTGAATGGAATCTAGAATCAGATTCTCAACCAAAAAATGTTAGTTATCAAAGAGCAGAAGCTGGAGCATCTTCTAATGCAGATGCACCTGCTCCCGAAATTGATTTAGGAAATACATTTGTAGAAAGAAGTACTATAAAATATCTTAAGCCATATGAAGGAGATATAATATATGAAGGTCGATGGGGTCAAAGCATCAGATTTGGTTCAACTGTAAAAGATCAAAGTCCATGGTCAAAAATAGGTGAAAATGGAGATCCTATATTAATTTTAAGAAACGGTCAAGCTCCAATAGAAACAGAAGCATGGATTCCTACCCTTGAAAAAATTAATGAAGATTCCGGTTCTATTTATTTTGGTAGTACCCAACAACTCCCATTAGATGCATCTTCAGTAGATTATTCTAGTTATCAATCTAATCCACCTATATTTCCTAATCAATACAGTGGTAGTCAAATTATTATAACCTCGGGAAGATTAGTTTTTAATAGTAAAAGTGATCATATTCTTTTAAGTTCCCTTAAATCAATTAATTTAAATGCTGTTGAAAGTGTTAATGTTGACACTGATACTATGATTATTCAAACTGGTAAGTTGTATTTAGGAGATAAAAATGCAGACGAACCTTTACTTTTAGGTAATCAAACAGTAGATTTATTAGAAGAATTAATTGATTCCCTTCAATCTTTTATGAATACATGTCAAACCCTTACAGGAGTTCCTACAGGTGTATTGATGGCACCTTTAAATCAAAAAGCATTAGCGGTAAATACAACTCTTAATGCTTTAAAAACTAGATTAAATAATCAAGAACTTACATCTAAAGATAATTTTACTATCTAATGGCTAATATATTACCAAATCAAGCAAGTTCCTTAATTAAATCATCTTCTGATTTAAAAGGAAAAGCAATAGATTCAACTAAAGTTAGTAAAACAGCTGCTGATAAACTTCAAACAGAAAAAAATTTCGCTTATAATGAAGATTTTAAAGATTTTCGTGATAGGAAAAAACAAGAAATTCAAAGTCTTAGAGAAAGACAAAAATCAGATAGAGAAAAAGCTAAAGAAGAAAAAAAATCTAGACAAGCTACCCTTACTGATGCTGATCAGGTAATAACTAACAATACTCCTAATGATCAAAAACCTGAGGGTCTTAGTAAATTTGGTCCCTTTTTAAATTCACAAACTAAAAAAATAGTAGGAATAGTTACACCTAATATAGTTGCTCTAGCAGGAAAATATATCCTTCCAGATAATACTTGTCCTCCTATAGCTGTAACTAAAGAAACATTAGCTCAGTTTAATAATATTATTAAAGATTTAAATAATACTGTTGAAAGTATAAATAAAGTAGCAGTTATTAGTCAAGTAGCCGCTACCGGAGTCAATACTATACAACAAATTTCAACAACTCTTCAAACAACAATTCCAATAGTATCAGCAGCTGCAAAAACTATTCCTGTTGTTCCTGGGGCTATAGTTTCTATATTAGATGATTTAGATTATATTAATAATAAATTATTATATAAAAAAGATGGCACCCCAAAACTACCACCTATTATTGCTAGTGCAAATGCTTTAACCTTAGGAATTTCATTATTTTCACTTTCTTTAAGAAATGTTGCTGGTGTTGCTGCAAATCTTACTTTATATCTACAAAAATGTCTTCCTGAAGTAGATCATAAAGACATTGAGCAACTATCTGATGTAACAAAACAATATCTTAATTATGGAGTTAATAATTATGATAATTTTGATAGAACTAGCTATCAAGGTTTTGAAATAAGAATTGAAGAAGTTCCTTTTACACCAACAGTAACAAGAAGAAGAGCAATTGGATATACACCAAGTGGTGTACCTTTAATTCAAACCGAATTATCATTTACTTCAAATGCCCAAACCCTAGTTACAGAACTAAAACTAATAATTGACAGAGATAATTTAAAAGCTTATTAATTTAATATTTATAACGTGATGAAAACTACAGAACTTAAAACTTTAATCAAAGAAGCTGTAAGAGAAGCTATTCAAGAGGAATTAAAAGATATCCTTTTGGAAGCAGTTCGTGCTCCTAAAACAGTTGTGGCTGAATCTTTAAGAGATACTTATGCACAACCCCATATCGAAAAACCAAAACAATTAAACGCTGCTGAAAGACGTGCTATGTTTGGTGGTTTATTAGAAGAAATGCAAAACGGAGGAGTAGCTAACTCTCAATATGCTGGTAATTTCCAACCCCACCCAGTAGATCCTGTTAACGGTGCTTTACCTGAAGGAAATGTTGGTTTAGACCAGATAATGGCTTTAATGAATAAATAATAAATGGCAATAATTGTTCAAAATAGATTTCCAATCGATTCGATTGATAGAAAAGCAGTAGGGGTTAATATTCCTTTTAATGCTCCTGGTGTTTTTAAATCTAATTATACAACAAAAGAAGCCGTTAAAAATAATTTATTAAACTTTTTCTCTACAGATCAAGGAGAAAGAGTATTTAATCCTTTTTTTGGAAGTGGATTAAAAAAGTATGTATTTGAAAATATAGATGGTTTAACTAACGATTTTATTAAAAAACTAGTTACTGATGAAATAAACCAATATTTTCCATTTGTGGGTGTAGCTCAAATTACTACAACTATTAATGAAGATACAAATACTATCCAAATAAATTTACAATACCAAGTAATAAATTTTGGTATTCAAGACGAAATTAATATTACATTATAAAAATGGCCATTAGAAGAGACATAAAATACATTAATAGAGATTTTACATCTTTAAGAAATAGTCTTATTAGCTATGCTAAAACCTATTTTCCAAATACTTACAACGATTTTACCCCAGCATCTCCTGGAATGATGTTTATGGAAATGGCTGCTTATGTAGGTGATGTTTTATCTTTTTATGTAGATAACCAATTCCAAGAAACATTTATTCAATATTCTCGTCAAACCCAAAATTTGTACGATTTAGCATATATGTTAGGGTATAAACCTAAAGCAACTAATGCCGCAACAGCTGTATTAGAAGTTTATCAACAACTCCCTGCAGTTCCTTCTGGTAGCCCTGCAGTACAAGTTCCTGATTATACTTATGCCTTACAAATTCCAGCAAACACAACAGTTACTTCTAATTTAAATGGTTCATTACAATTTTTAATTACTGACAAAGTAAATTTTACTTTTAGTAGTTCAGTAGATCCTACAGAAGTAACAGTTTATCAAACAGCTGGTGGTGTACCAACATATTTTTTAGCTAAGAAAACAGTTAAAGCAATCTCAGCAACAATTAAATCAACCTCGTTTTCATTTACTAGTCCTGTACCTTTTGATTCAAGAACTATCACTGATACTAACATTATTGGTATATTAGATATTACTGATGCTACAACAGGGGATAAATGGTATGAAGTAGATTATTTAGCTCAAGATGCTATTTATGAATCTATAGATAATGCAAATCCAAATGATCCTAATTATCTTCAAGATCCGAATGTTGCTAATTTGTTAAGACTTAAATCTGTTCAAAATAGATTTGCTACAAGATTTTTAGACAAAACAAATCTACAAATCCAATTCGGTTCAGGAAATCCAAATGACACCACAGAAGTTATTATCCCTAATCCTGATAACGTAGGTATTGGTTTACCGGATAATCAAAGTAAGTTAACGACAGCATATGCTCCAACAAACTTTATTTTTACAAATACTTATGGTATTTCCCCTTCAAATACAACATTAAATATAAGATATTTAGTTGGAGGAGGTGTTGATGCAAACGCTCCTGCAAATGATATACAAAATTTAAATAATACTAATGTAACATTTTTAAATTCAAGTATTACAAATCCTAACTTAGCTCAACAAATATTTAATACTTTATTAGTAACTAATCCTGAAGCAGCTTCCGGAGGTTCAGATGGAGATGATATAAATGAAATAAGACAAAATTCATTAGGAAGTTTCCAAAGTCAATTAAGAAACGTAACATTTGATGATTATGTTGTTAGAACTTTAAGTTTACCTTCTGAATATGGAACTGTAGCTAAAGTATATGCTACTAAACCTAATGCAGCTTCACGTTCTATAAGTACTGTGGATTTATATGTATTATCTTATAATAATATTAAAAATCTAACCACAGCATCAGCTGCTTTAAAAAGAAATTTAAATACATATTTGTCTCAATATAAAATGATCAATGATTCTATTGGTATTAGAGACGCGTTTATAATTAATATAGGCGTTAATTTTGAAATCATCACACTCCCCGGTGCTAACTCGGATGAAGTGTTACTAAGATGTATATTAGCGTTACAAGACATATTTAATATTGATCAATGGCAAATTAATCAACCTATTTTGTTGAAAAATTTATTTGTAGCACTTGATCAAATTGAAGGAGTTCAAACCGTAAAAACTATTCAAATAGTTAATAAAGTTGGTTCAGATCAAGGATATTCAGATTATGCTTATGATATTAGTGGAGCTACGGCTAATAATGTAATTTATCCTTCTTTAGACCCAATGATTTTTGAAGTTAAATATCCTAATTCTGATATTCAAGGTAAAGTAGTACCTTTTTAATATAATATAAAATGGCAGTATACAAATTATTTCCAACACAAGACGCAACTATATATTCATTATTTCCTAATATGAATACTGGGTTGGATGAAATCATAGAAGCAACAGAAACATCTTTTGCATATTCAACACCAAATCCTCAAACTAGCCGTTTTCTTATTAATTTTTCAGAAACAGAAATTGATGATTTATTAGATAATAAAATCAAAGTAACCTCAGGATCTATTAGTTCATCTAAATTTTTTGATAACAATTATTGGAAAGTTAATTTACAATGTTTTATAGCAACTTCAACGGGTTTACAAGCTAATACTACTGTTGATTGTTATGCTGTTGCCGGTGATTGGGATATGGGTACTGGAAGATATTTAGATGACCCTATTCAAACAAATGGTACAAGTTGGTATTGGTTAGACTATTCAGGAAGTACTTTATGGCCTACTACATATAATGCTTTACCTTGTAGAACAGGATCTTATACAGGTTCAGGAACTACTCAAAATACAAACCCATACGCTGGAGGTGGTGTTTGGTGGACAGGATCATTATACCCAACCAGACTAAATTCAAATTTATATCCAATAACAGCATCTGTAACATTTGGGTTTTTTGATAGTAAAGATTTAAATCTAAATGTAACAAACATCATTAGAGCCAGATCTACAGGTTCAATTTCAACCGATGGTTTTATTTTAAAACAAGAAGTTGAATTTATTGCTAATAAAGAGGTTCAACCTGAATTAAAATATTTTTCAAGAGATACACATACAATTTATCCTCCTGCTTTACAATTTAGTTGGAGAGACTATTCATTTAATACAGGTTCATCTACTCAAACAATCCTAAATACCCTTCCAGCTACTGTAACTTTAGCCCAAAACCCAGGAACTTTTTATCCTCAAAGTTTTAACAGATTTAGAGTTAATATTCGTCCTGAGTTTCCAGTTCAGTTATGGCAAACGTCATCTGTTTATTTAAATAATTACTATTTACCAACAGCATCTTATTGGGCTATTAAGGATTTAGATACAAACGAAATGGTAATTGATTTTGATACTCAATTTACTCAATTAAGTGCAGATGTAACTTCAAGCTATTTTGATGTTTATATGAATGGTTTAGAACCTGAAAGATATTATGCTATTTTAATTAAATCTGAAATAGCCGGAACAACTCAAGTATTTGATGATCAATATTATTTTAAAGTAATCAATGGCTAATTTTCCTTTAAATAAACAAGTATTTAATAAAACAGCATTTGATAATACTGTTAATACTACTTTTACAGAGTTAACATCTTCTGTAGTAGTACAAACAGGTTCAACTTTACCTACAGTAATTGAATTTTTTACTTATTATCAATCTTTATTTTACCAAATACCTAAGTTTGGAGATACTAATTCTCATCAATACCTTATTCTTACTAGTCAGGAATATTTAGGTTCTGAAATAGGGGGTAATGAAGTAGTAGATGCTTTGATAGCTGAAGTTACAGCTCTTAGAGCAGAAAATTTATCACTTCAACAAGAATTAGCTCAAAATGTACCTAACACAATTCAAGACGCTATAAACACCTTACAAAATTTAAATGGTTAATATTACTAATATAGATCCTAATACTCTTACTCTTCAGACTATAAGTCCTGAAGATGTAGCTATTATTCCAAATATTAATATTACATCCTCATTCAATCCAGTTATTGATAAGGTTGAGTATTTTGTATATAGTTTTAATGATAATTTACTATCATCTAATAATGATTTAAGATCCTATAAACCTTCATCAATTGATGCCTCTGGTAATATTATAGATATGGTTTTAGTTCCCGAATTTGACATTGTTAATGCCGGGTACTCTACAGGTATAGTTAAATCAATTTATAATTTTATATCCCCACAAGCTGGGTCTGATAGTAATCCTTTATTTATCAGTGAAATATCTCCTTCAAGAACTGAAGTTAGATTAAGTTCAAATAATAATGCTTTATTTGACACTACAGATTTACCTCTTACTCCATTTTTAAGTAGCTCAGCTTATAATGTATATACTGAATTTAGAAAAAATGTAGAGAATAGTAGTTATCTTGATGAATTTTATTTAAATTTTGGTAATAATATATATGTTATAGGAGTTAATTCTGTATTAGAATACAATTCACAAAACAATACAATTTCTTTATTAGTTAAATTATATGAACCTTTACCAACAAGTATTGGTTTAAAAACAGAACTTTCTGTTGTAATTAAAAGAGCAGAATCTGTTGCTTATCAAATAGATTTTACTCAAGAAGAAATTTTATTAGACTCTTCTATTAAACTTGCAGGACCTAACTATAATATCCCTATAAAAGATGAAACAGGTCCATTAACCCAATATCAAACCTATACTAGTATTACTTCAACTCCATTAACCGGTTCTTTATACCAGTTAATGAATCAAATATCAGCATCCTCTATAAACATAAATGTAGATTATACTGATTATGAAGATTTTATATTTTTCTCTTCAGCATACCAAAGATTATATAATTTTAGAGAAAAAGTTACTAAAATATCATCTTCACAAGCTCAATTAAATTTAATATATAGTAATATAAGTGGTCCAACCACAGCATCAGCTGCAGTTTCTTCAAGTAAATTATTATTACAAAAAGAAATAGAGGATACAATTACTAGTTTTGATGGATATGAATATTTCCTATATTATACCTCAGGATCATATGCTTGGCCTAAAACAAATTCACAACCACCATATAATTTATATTCCCCAACAAGTATTCAAGCAACAAACTGGTATGCTACTCAATCAGCAATTGCTGTAGAATATGATGATAATAATCAAAATAATTTAGATTATGTTGTCCCTGAATATATAAGATTTAATTCAAGTAATACCCAATATATGTTATTTACTAACATGATTGGTCAATTCTTTGATGAAATCTGGTTATATACTAAAGCTATTACAGCAAAATTAGATGCTAATTCTAATTTATATGAAGGGGTTTCTAAAGATGTTATATCAACTGTATTAGAATCTTTAGGTACTAAAATATATGATAGTACTTATACTTTAGAAAATATATATAGTTCATTAATCGGTCTTTCAGCTAATGGTTCTTTATACCCATCAACAGGTAGTCAGTTAGTTACTAATTATGTAACAGCTTCAATCACAAACCCCGAAGAACTTCCAACAATTGATGATTTTGTAAGACTTTCTTATAAAAAAATATATAATGCTTTACCATATCTTTTAAAGAAAAAAGGTACAAATGCTGGTTTAAAAGCATTAATTAACATATTCGGTATTCCTGATACTATTTTACAAATCAATGAATTTGGTGGTAAAAATAAAGTCGGAAATAATGATTGGGATTATTGGCAGGATAAATTTAATTATAAATTAGATATTTCGGGTAGCAATTCTAAAGTAATAGTTCCTTGGCAAGTTAATAGTTTATGGGGTGTAACATCTCTAAGACCAAACACTCTTCAATTTAGATTCAAAACCCCAGGATTAAATTCAGCTCTTACCTCTAGATCTCAAAGTTTATGGACTTTAGATAACACAGGAAATACAGCAGTTGTTTTAGAATACACAGGTTCAGGATATGCTAGTGGTTCATATTCTGGTTCTATTCCTAGTGGTTCAAATGAATATGCTACTTTAAAATTTATTCCTAATTATTCTACTAATCCAACAGTATCCGCAAGCATATATTTACCATTTTTTAATGGTGGATGGTGGTCAGTAATGGTAAATAGAGATGGAACTAATTTTTCTTTATTTGCTGCTGATAATATATACAATGGTAACG